CCTTTAGATGCCGCTTTACTATTATGGTTTGGCGTTCCTTCTAAAGTCATTGATGTGGCTGATGCAATTGATTTAACTGTAACAATATCATATTAGAAGATCCTGAGCCAGTTGCATTTGCTTGCAATACTATTCTGTCGCCTGCTGCATAGTGAGTAGAGAAAGAAGAGCCAGAACCTGTAACGGTTGAGCTTGTTGTTGAGTATGTTAGGTTACCAGCCTTAGCTGTTCCAAGTTTAAATACCTCGGCTCCTTCAACAAATTCTCCAGAAATTGTGTTACCAGATTCTAATGTTAAGAATTCATAGTCGGCATTCTGGAATTGAACTTTAGATTTATTAGAAGTAAATACACAAGCAAAGACTGAGAATTTCATATCTTCATCTAGGTATTCAGTCCATGTTCTATTGTTAGTAGATAAGAACATAGTTCCTTGTCCCCAGTCATTATTTACTTGACGAGCTGAGTTCACTAAATCAGTGCCTCCAGTTTTAGAAGTAAACACTGAGTAGTTAGGAGAGTTTCCATCTGGTAAAATAACTATTGCATATTCTTTTCCTGCTTCAACACCTACTGGTGAATCAAAGAAAACTCTTGTCGCAGTATCTCCATTTGTTGATGTATTAATGTCAGCTGACTCTAAATGTATTCTACTAAAAGGTAATACTTGAGGAGCAGGCACGCCATTTTGGGTTTGTCTTAGTTCAACAACAACACCTGTGTTTGGATCTTTGTCTGCAAAGAATAAATTAACATGGGATAAGAACCCTGTCTTACTGCCTTCTGGCAACCCTGTTTGACCTACTAGGAACGTCTGACATAATGGGTCAACATGCTTGTGCACGGTGTCGAAACAACATAGAGGATCATGCCTGTGGTAATGGTATCCATGACCGTAAGCTCCATGCTCTCCGTGGTGGTATCGATCAACATAATAGTCATCACATGGTTTAATAACTTCGCATCTACCAATTGAAGGACCGCTGTTTGCAGGAGGGCCTGTAACAGGATCGCCGTCTCCAGGTATTGTTACGTTGTTTGATGTGCCATTACTAATCGGATCTGTAACTACTGTATTAGACTCTGGTGGAGTAGTGTTAGCAGATGTATTACTTTCTGGCGGTGTTTCATCTGTTTCTACAACCTGTTCTCCATCTCTAATTTTAGTGTTTATAACTTGTGAGCTGGATCCACCGCTTAGTAGTGGATGTCTTGTTGTCACACCTAACTCTGCTGTATCTACAGACCAGTTAAAGCTATTGAATTGAGCTGTTGCTGAAGATACTTTCTCTCCAATTTTGGATAGGTTGTCAATGTCAGCAATTACTACTTTAGCTTTACCAGTAAAGAATAATCCGCCTGGTATTTCTAACACACCTGCTAGACGTCCTTTACTGTCAGATCTTAATGCAACACCTTTAAGTCCTTGTCTATGTATTTTATCTTTAGCATTCTTTGTACTAACGACAGCTGAAGGGTAGGCTGCACTGTATACGTGCTGATCAACATTCACACCATCAAAGTATATGTGATGGTCAAGATCCATTCTTAAGCCTGTTGCTTCAAATCTAATCTGAGCTGCTGGCATATATGGTTGGAAAGAAATGTCAGTAACAAAATCACCAACTTTCTTAGATGTTTTGAATGCTGAACCTGTTAGACTGTTTGTAGTGACTTTAGCTTTAGTTGTTACAATGTTCTCATAGACATCGGTTCTGGTATGGCCAGAAAGATTGGAAGTAAGTAGTTTACCTCGTGATTCAGTTTCATTAATAACTTCTGTAGTTGTTCCAAGTTCTGGCACCATTTTGTTTAGCTCATCAAGTAATGCTAGAGTTGGTGCTGCCAAATCTATGTCAATGTTCATTGCTAATTCTGGCGACTTAGTTTTAGATGATTTGTATATGTAATCTGGGTACAAAGTCAACGTACCATTATACTCCCAGAACATAGAAGTACATCTTCTCTGACCGGTTGCTGTTGGTTGATTAACTAATCGTGTAGTTCCATACTGAATAGTAGCAACATCATTTTGGAATGTTGATCTAGCACTATTGCCTAATACAGGCTCTAAGTCAATATCGTATCTCTCAAACTTAGAGGTTAGCATTGATCTGGCTGTATCAAAACCTGCTTTGTATTCGCCATTCAATGGGTTACCAGCAGTCTTTGTTGTAAAGTTATCTACAAGGAAACCGTTTTTAAATCTGTTTGTAGTTGCGCTAGTTCTACCAGGTATAGTTTGATCTACTGTAAGCGACTCCAATGCATTTAGAGACGAGTAATATTCTAAGTTGTCAATTCTGTCTTCAAGTTTTGAGATGTCTCTCATTGTATATCGTTGCTGTTGAGATGCGGTAACCTTTGCACCTAAGTCAGGTCTGCCGTAAAATCTTGCTAATGTAGAATCCAATGAAGGATATGCAGGAACATTAATTGTTGCAAGCTGCATTGATTTTGATGGTTTGACAGGAAGCTCTGGCAATAGCTCTGGCTTACCTAATACAACTCTTGTACCTGTCTGATCAATAACTACTCTATCTTTTCTTGGTAGGTAGTATTCAATCTCATCAATCCACTCATCATTAGGAGTTGGTGATACGAGACCTGTTTGATCTAGTACTTCTGTTGCTGCTGGATTTTCTGTACCAGCTGTATTTGATACTGCAACACCTTTGGTTGCTGTGTTAGCTACATAAGGTCTGAAGTCGATAGCATCTCTTAAAGATATTTCTGAACCATCTGTTGGTGATCCGAATACTGGAATTTGAGCAATACTTATGTTAGTGTCAGTAGCAGTAACTCCTGCACCCTCTTTATCGTTAAGAATTCCATCGTATGATCTTATACTAAAGAACCCGTCACCAGCTGCATTAGACTTATTAAAGTGTTTTAGTACAACTATAATTCTATCAGTACTAGCAATTGTTCTGGATGTATTAGGAGCTAATTTTAAATATGAAAGACCATACTTTCCATCTTTCTGGCCACTGTCTAATACAAAGTCTGATTTGACATCTGCACCTTGATCGCTATACGCGCTGGATCCATTGACTTGCACTGACTTTAATGAAAGACCATCAGGTATACCTAGACACCATGGTCCAGTAAGATTTGATGATGGGTTAATTCTTACTGTAGAAGTTTGTACAGTTTTAGTTAGACCAGCTGATGATGGATCTACTTCATCTACTAAAACATCTACGTTTACAGCACCTGATAAGGAACCTGTACCAAAGTTAATTGTTAGCGTTGCACCAGCATTAGATACTTGAACATTGGCTGAGTCTCTGCCACTTAAAGGAATGATCTGGTTATTAACATATGCTCTTGCAAGTCCTAGACTTGACCCACTACCGACCGCTTCATTAACTACAATAGCTGTTGAGTTAATAACTTGAGTGACCTGTCTAAACACAGATCCAATTTTAACATTGTCGCCTTTAATTATTGATGTTGTGTCTACACAACCAGTAATTGTTGTATTTGAGTTTGTAACAACTGCGGCTGTTGAAACATTAGCAGCCGTTACGTTTGATTTTGAAATAATTAATACTTGCTGTTCTTGAGTCTCATTAAGAGAACCGTTGCCAGTTCCAAAATTAAACCTGTTGCCTGAAGCTGCAGTAATAGCTGTGTTAGAGTCAGTTGAGTCAATAGCAACTCCGTGAAGTTTTTTCACTGTCATGCTAGCTGTGCCTTTAACTCCTTTAAGAGCTCTTGCACCAATTGAGAATACTGATTTGCTGAAGTCTGCATCTAAAATCTTAGCTATCCCAGATTGCAATACTATATCTGCAATACCTTTCTTTGTAGCTGAAACATTGCTACCTATTGCTTTAGCAGTTCTAAATGTTTGACCGCTATTCATTTTAATGTCATATAGGTATGCTTGGTATACGCTATCTGAATGTCCTGCGTTATCTGATTCTAATTCTAATGCTCTGATCCTAGCATGACCAATAATTCTACTTCCTTGACCATCAGCAATCATATGCGTTGCATTAGATGTAATAGTTCCCATGCCGCCTGATATACTATCTACAGCTGTGTCAAGAATAACTACATTAGCTTGTGTCTCGGAACCGAAGTGTCCTGTTAATTCGTTTACTTTAACATAGTGGCCAAAGTTTGTTGTTACAGCATGTGCTACAACATTTGTAGTTTGTGTTGCTCTTGGGACAGGATATCTAGTTGTAGATATAGTCTCAAATCTTTTACCTCTAACATACGATGTACCCTCACCAACTAATACGTTAAGGTGAGTTGTGTTACCAGCGTTTGTTTCTGTGTTAACTCTGATTGGTTCTAATACATAGTCGCCACTTTCTTCATATGTTCTTTGAGCAATGTGGTCTTCAGCTTTATTTAAAACTGGTGTTGAATTCTTACGAACAATTAATCCGTTCTGATATTCTACGAATGAAAGGAAGTTGTTTGATGCATTTACTATTGCAGTAGTGTTAACTGTTAGCTTTGGTGTTAACGCTAATCTATCTGCACCCGGTGCATTTTCATTATTGAATCCTGAAGCATTATCAAGCAATGATGTGTCAACGCTTGAGTTAGCTATTACTTCTTCTGTTACTATACCAACAGAAACGCCATTAGGTCGTTTAGTGAATGGCGATACTATAACTGATTGAGCTTCAAATCTTTGGAAAGCACCTTTTTGATAAACAATGCCATCTTCAACTCTCATCTGATAAGAAGAACCTACTGGTGCTGTAAATGTACTACCTGCTACAGTTACTTGAGCTTCTTGTTGAAGAGCTACCGGTAGTGTAATTGTGTTGCTGTGTCCATTAGCATATGTACCAACAAGGACGCCGTTTCCGGAATCGCTAGTAGTAGTCCAAACTGCTGCATCCCCTCTTTTAATTTCTGATACGTATGGGTAGTCGAGCAATGAATAACCAGCACCTTTGTTTCTTCCAGCTGTAGAATCATTGTCAACTGTAATAGATGCTATTGCGTTTGATGATACAGTCGCAACTGTTCCAACAAATCCTGATCCGTTTGCATTAAGAGATGTGACGTAAAGTTTGTCGCCAACATCAAAAGATCCGCCACCAGCCGAAACTGATATAGCATTAATAGATGTCTTCTTGGGTATAATAGTAAGAACATCACTGTTGGCATATTTTGTTTTAACAGTGCCTGAGTTATTACCTGTATTGATATAATGCAAGAATAATGCACCTAGGTCTGGATTCTGTGCTTCCAATCCAGCTCTTGTATCTACAATCTGTGATACTAAGTTAGACGTATCATGTCTAATAAAGTCGTGCTCAGCATAAGCCTCTAATTGCACGTTTAAATTTGTGTCGGGCGATCTGTCAAGTACCTTTACATACTTAACACTATTGTCAAAACTAAATGCACAACCTTTAACAATTGTACCTTCTTTGAATTGGTAGTCACCAAATCTCTCTACCTGCGTCTGCAGCATAGATTGAAGCTGAGTTAGTTCTCTAGCTTGTAGAGGGACTGCTGGCTTAAATAAGACTCGATGATAGTCTTTCGACTCATCGTAGTCATCAAAGTATGGTGATATGTTTAAATCTGTTTCAATTGGCATTTTATTCCTCTAAAATTCTATAAGCAACTTAACTCGCTCTGTTTGCGTAGCTGATCTAGTAGTCTCTGTTTTGTTTTCTAAGTAAAGTATCTCTCCACTACCATCGACCAAGTCAGGCATTATCTTGCCTGTAAATGTCCCAACGGATCCACTGGTCTGGCCTGTGAAAGCATAATCTGTGTCAGAGCTGCTATCCGCTGCTAACCAATTACCAGTCATTCTTGTAAGTGCAATTGATATTGGTGTTCCATTCGCAGCAGTATTTATACTCTCAATGTAACCTGTAGCATCTGTAGATGCCTGTTTTATTTGTTCGTTTTGTACTAAAACGATTGATTCGTTGTCGTTCGTGTATCCTGTTAGTATCAATCTTTGATCGAATGATGCAGTAGATGACCCTGGTCTTGATGCATTACTATCAACACTAGCTACGTTAGCCTGTGATGTTCCGTCGAATATTCTTAGTTGTGCATTAGATCCAGTAGTAACAAAGTTACCATATACATTAGCAACTGACAGCGAAGTATCTGTTCTTGACTTAACTACAGCTGTTGCTCCATTAGCAACAGTAGCATCATGTGCGCTCTGAGTAATGACAGCGTCTACTGGGAAGTTTGTTCCACCCTCGTCCAATGTTAAATTAGTATTAGCAAACAATGGATCTTTTAATAATGATACTTGTCTATATCCATTACCTATTGATACATGACCACTTTCATTATTTGCAAAGTCTACTGATATACCGATAGTTGAACCATATAGTTCACCGATTACATCTGAACCATGTCCGCCCGGAGGACCAATCACTAACGATACATTTGCATTATTTGCTTGCGCAACGTTTGCTGTATTGCCGGCCTGTACTATACCTGTGTTGCCAAATACTTTAACTGTTCCATAACTATAACCGGATCCTCTTTCTACAACATCAATAGTATCTACTGTAAAGTTAGCTGTGTTAACTACAGCTCTTGCTACGAGTCCAATACCATCTGTATCTGTAACAGCTACTCTAGGAGATATTTCATATCTGCTAGATGAATCAATATTGGTTATTGTGTTTGCAAGTACCACTCTTCTTACTGATCCAGTTACTACGTATTCTGATATAACAGATGACTTTCCTTTTGCAGGGCCGTCAGTTATGTAAAACACTGATCCTTTATAGAAGTCTGTATTTGCTGATAGCCCAGAAGTCTCTGATACAATCTGTGAGATATTTGCAACTGCTCCTGAACTTGTCCCTCGCATAACTACATTGGATGTTTGTCCATAGAAGTCTCCAGCAATGTCAACAAATCTTAATAAGTTTGGATTGGTTAAAACTTCAATCACAGTACCATTGGCTATGACATTGGATGTGTTGAAATTAGTAGCACTAATGAAACCATTGGCATGCTTGCCAAGGAACTGAACTCTTTCAATAGTAAATGTGCCGTTTGCGGCTGTTGTTGGAGTCACATTAGCATGAGCGGTGGATTCTATTTCGTGGATTAATGTATTAGATGCTACGTTAGCAATTTTAATAACACCATTGGCAACAGAGAAGTATCTCGATCCGCCTGAGTTTACCTTGAGTACATCAATAGCACCTGCTACCGCATTACCGGAAACTTGACCGTTTGCTATAACTGGTATTTTTGTTGATGTAGAAAACTTGTTGTATTGTGAGGTTGAGATACCATACATGAACTTCCATTGGTATCCATCAGTAGTTGTTTTATAAATGTCTATGTTAGGTGCAGTGTCGTCAATAGAAGGCGCTTGTGTTGATGCTACGCCTTTATTATTATCTAAGCATTTGAATACGCTGTATCCATTTCCTGCGCTTTCTGAAACAATAACAAAGAAGTTTTGTGCAGGTAGAGTTTGGTCTGTATGAGAATAGGGATTATATATTGTTCCAGATACCCAAGCATACTTTTTAACCATGTGCTTAACATCTGCTACATTTACTTTTTTACCAAAACTCATTTCATCATATATGCCATAGTACGTATCTTGTATAGAGTCGGTTGGAACGTCGGGCTGGTTATTAGTAGGCCATGGCATATGACGACCAGCTGTAACATAGTATAACGAGTTAGCTTGTTCATCCAAAGACTCAATAAATTGTCTTGCGTTATGAATATGAAAGTTCTCTGTAATTTTAGTCGCCATTAGTTTTCCGTAAATGTTCCGTTAGCTGCTGTGTTGCCTAAAGTTATTGTCGATGTAGAAAGAGCTAATTGAGTGTTTCCTGTGTTCTCACTCACTACTCTTCCAAATAATCTTGTTCCACCTACGTGGGCAATCTTTAGCAGTATATCTTTGTATTTATCCAACGACAGACCAGACTCTATAACATAAGAGTGTGTTTGGTAATAATCGTTGTCGTGTAAGTATTTATTGTTTAAGAATCCGTCCTCATCTCTCCATCTTCCTTCACCTGTTCCTGTGAAGTGAACATTTGCTGTACCTGATACAACAATGTTTGAATTGCCTGACGAGGTTAGTGTTAGATTGGCTCCGTGATTATAACCAAAGCCAGAGTTTAGTACTTCTAAAGTTTTAACAATACCGTTTGCTGCAAGAGTCTTTGAAGTTATATCTGCATTATCACCAATCGGTCTTGTTGCGTCATCGTCATATACTGATGGCACCCCGTCGTTTGTTACAATGTCAGCGGTTGCTCCAGATGATGAACCTACTAATCCAGTTCCACCTATTGTGTTGAAACCTACACTGAATGATAATCTTCTAAGTCTTAGCTCGTCTTCAGTCTGTGCATATACTTGACCCTTAGCTGTTGCTGTCTGTGTCACAGTTGATACGCCAGCTATTGTAGCTGTTTGAGCTGTTACCGTACTTGTTAGTACGTTTGCTGATGCAGTGAATGGTATTGCATTACTTACATCTACTGTAAAGAAACCGTTAGTGAACTGAACTCTTTTTCTTGGATTCTCAATATCTATCTGTGTTGCACCATGTCCATATATGTCCCCAACAGCAAATGTAGAAGATACTGAGTTTGTTGCAAGTAATTGTTTTACTGATTCACCAGTAGAGAAAGCTATTGTGTTACCACCATTAGTGGTCAATCTCTGTCCTTGAAGCGTTACACTTTGCTGAACATTTTCACCTATTGTGAACTCGCCATCTTTGTTTAATATGTTTACAACTATATCTCTTCTATTATAACCTGCGATCCCTTGTGTGTATACAGCAGTGAATGGATCATAGTTATAATTGTTACCTGGGTTGATCTTAGCCAACGATGCAACTGTACCTATAGTACCATTAATTCTGGTTAGCACGTTGTCTAGTATAGTTGTGAAGTCTCCGTTTTGATCTTTAGGGAATCCATATCCATAATCAAATATACCAGTCACAGCAAGACCACTGCCGCCAGACAAGTTAGATAAGTTGGCAGCTGAGTTAGAATAAAAACCACTACCAGCCGTAATAACTGTAGAGGAAAGTACATTACCGTTTGGGTCTGTAGTTAAGCTAGCAGTTGCATTAACAGATGGTCGGCCTTCTCCTGCGCCACCTAGATCAAATGTGATGATCTGACCATTCGAATATCCAGTTCCGCTTGCAGTGACATTTACTGTGTTTAAGAATCCTACACCACTATTACCACCATCCACTACACAATCAAGATATGCTACGTTGGCTACGTTATTGCCACCAATGAAGTCTGTGTAAATTGTTACAGCTTCTGTGTTCTCTAACGTACCAATCTCAAAGCCTGCACCGGTTCCTGTACCAACAGATGATACGTTTGCAAATGTGTTTGAGTCTCTGCCTACAATAGGAGCTGCGTTATTGCCTTTAACAGATCCAGGAGACCCATTTGCAAATTTTACATACCTAAGTCCCACTGCAGATGTATTAGAACCTATTACTTGGCCCTCGACACTAGTGTTTGCAAATCCATCTACAACGGCCTGAGTGTTCCCCCATATGCCTGCAATATCTGTATTGGTTGAGAAGTATATGTCTGCAACACCTGAGTTAACAGGAGTGTTTGCTACAGTTGCAAGAGCTCGAGATCTTGCACCATGAATCTTTTTATTGTCGTTAAATATTCCTGTGATGTCAGCTAATGTAATGTTAGTAAGGTTTGCCTTTGCAGTGATGACTCCATTAGCTCCAGTGTTAGAAACAGATATAGTAACTACATTAGCGGTATCAGCTGCAACCCTGGAAAGAACACCTGATCCACCCATGCCACTGTGAGCTGAACAATAATAGTATAGAGGAGTTGTAGTAGAGCCTGTAACTACTATTCGTGTATAAGCACCAGAAGATCCTGGAGTTCCGTTTGTAGTTACGCCAGTGTTGTAAGCAGACCCTCCGCCATGTGTACCGTCGGCGGTAGCAGATAACCGTAATGGGTGGTTACTATTACTGCCGTCAGATTGGTCAAAGGTATAAGTTTTTCCTGCTGTAAAAGTATAGTTTGGTGCAAGCACACCATTAAAGAAGTACTTATTTCCGCCACTGTTTGCTACTGTAACTACTATAGTCACAGCTGTCGTGCCTGACACAAACTGCACATTGTCGTTTGCTGTCCATGTACCAAAGGATCCATTGACTTGCAATACATTACCACTGTCTGATACTACGACACCATTAGCTCCTGACTCATCACCAGCTACAATATCATTGACACTAAAGGTACCTTGTTTTGATATGTATGTTAGATCTACTATATTTTCTTCATTGATAATTTCATTGAGCTCAAATGGATGGGAGGTACCAATACCACCATACGTAATGTCCATTTGTCTTTGATCGCCAAACGTACCAGTCTTTGTGGCTATAGATAGAGTACCATTGGCATTGTTTAGAGTTGATCCAATAACATAACCAACTGCAATAAGATTGTTTCCTGTTGCACTTGATGTCTTTCCTAATAGTACTGGAGTACTTGTATTATTACTTGCAAGGTTTTCTGCTACTATCTTTTCCGTTAATGTTGAACCTGATAGAAACTCTACTTGTTCTGTTGTCTGATCTACATATTCCCATCTAAAAAATTCTGCACTGTCTATTCTTTTCTCATGCCAGTCATATGCTGTTGGAATTGATACTGTAGTATTAGCATATGTGGTGGCTTCGTTTACTTTGTTGGTAGTTACAATATAATTTTGGTTAACATCTATAGTAGTAATCTCTGTGTTGGTTGAGAAACCAAATCCACCATTAGCTAGTTTAAAGTCTACGAGACCAGTTGCGTTATCAACTTCTACAGTTCGAACAAGACCAGCTGTACCTGCATCAGCCTCTACGTTAAATGTATCTCCTACTTTAAAATCTTTACCACCAAGATTTACAATTACTTCGGACAATGATCCAATAACTTTAGGCATCTCATCTTGTATGCCATCAATAGATAAAGCTATAACTTCATCTCTTAGAAACTCTCCTCTAACATTAGAAAGGTAAACGACGTGAACTTTTACTCTGTTTATAACCTTAGTGACAATTGATTCAACAAAAGCCTTTGCTCCTGATGTACCGCCGACTATCTCTTGATTGTCTATACTGATTAATTTAGATAGCGATGGTGCAAATACTTCAATATACTTTGGCTGTTCAAATGTAGCGTTTGATAATCTTATTACATCATCTGCAGGATATGCTACTGATGCTTTATCAGCATATAGTATTTGGAATAATAGTTCTACTGCTTTGGGCGTACCTTTAGCCTTGTAGAAGTCGAGAATATTTTTTACTGTTAGTTCTGTGTTTGCTTTGAATGAACCAGGAAACCCATTGAGGAATGTTGACTTGAAGTACTCTAAGAACTCATCTGTAGTGTTATCAATATCAACAACTCTAGGTATCAAGTCTCTACTATAATCTAAAGTCTGGCCTGATTGTTCTAAGTACTCATAATAAGCATCCAAGAAAACGCTGAACATAGGTCCTTCTTCTTGATAGAAGGCAGGTACCTGATCTTGTAAGAACAGTTTTATTTTATCTTGGATCTCTCGAGCCATTAGATTCTCTCTTGTGTCACTGTAATTTTAGGAGTCTTATTATAGCCCAAAATAATATTTTGGCTGCTTGATACAGTTTGTGAAACGGGCGTACATCTAATAGTAATACCAGCACCACTATATTGGCTTACTTGTAGTTTAGTAATGTTGACTTTACCAGACGCATAATCTATTGTACCAATCTTACTATTGACAACAGAGGATGTACCCAGTGAATCATTAATTATCTGGAGCGTACCGTTTCCATCGTCTCTTATACTACATCCCGATATATCGTTAAATGTGAACGTGGTTGTTTCTAAAGGTGCAGAACCATCTACAAATTCACCTGCTTTAGGTATCTCTCTATAGATTTCATTATCAAAAGATAGCTCATATGAGTCCTCTTGGTATAAAACTGGTACTATATTTTTTGTTAGAAGAAGTGTAGTGTTATTGTTTAGGATGGATCCGTCTGCATCGTCAATAGCTCTGACTAGCTTGGAACGTCTTAGTTTAGAATCAAAGTCATTAATGTTAGCTGTCATGAACGTATCAATGGCTGCGGTAACATCTGATTTAATTTCTTCTGTCCCCTTAACGGTCACATTAGGATTATACACTACTTCAGCTGTAACGTCAACAAATAAAAAGTCTGGGTTAACAACCTCTGGTCTAATTGATAGAGGAGCCCTGTTTCTAACAAACTCTTCTATGTCTTCCTTACGCTCTGTTGATATACCGTCCGCGTTTTTCAAGTCTACTGAAATAATTACTTTACCAAACTTAGGAGGGTTTACAGTGTCCCCACCATAAACATTAATTGCTTCAATATCATTGAACTCTTGCTTGAGTAAAGTTTTGTAGTCCTGGATA